AAAGGTTAGCAAATTTATATCCATAACTGGTATAATTAATAGCGTTAAAATGTGTAACAATTTTAACATTAAGACTCTCAAGTAATTTAAGAGTTTTACGAGTTTTGTGATTAGTAGATGTAATTAATACACCTTTAGAAACTCTAGGTCTTCTTTGTTTTGTGGTTGTGGTTGAATTTGTGTCCATAATATTAATTAGGAATTAAAATGTACTTATATATTTAAGCACAGGGGTTAAGGTTAATTTTGTTTCTATTTTTTAATTCAATATAAATATATTTGGTAGTATATATATGAATAATGTAATCGATTTGTGAACTAGCATATATAGTTCTTAATTTAGCGTAATCTGTTTTCCTATCTTTATATTCATTGTACATATTAAGAAAGAAGTTATAAGATTTATACTTTTTATTATCTGTTAAGTATAACTTAATTAGGTCGTGCGATACTTCTAATATAGCATCTGTACTGTTAGTGTTACGTACAATTGAAGAATTGTCTTTATGTTCAATGATATAATCATTTCTTTTAAGAACGTGTTCAATAGTAGAAAGGGAGATTTTAAAGTAATCCATAAGAATATGTATTAGAATTAAAGTATATTATACCCAATGTGTCTTTTTATATGCCCTATCGTGTTTGTTAATACGGTCGATAGGAGTAATAGTAATACCACGTTGAGGTTTAGGTTTAAATATAGACTTTAATTTGGTTAGTAATTGAGTAATTTTAGCTAACATACTCTTTTTCTTTTTCTTCTTCACGTTGAGGTTCATAACTAGTTAATAAATTAACTGTATTATGAAAATCTATTTCTTCTTGTAATACTTTAACATATTGTTCTATAGTATTTATTTCACTATTATTTAATACAATTGCCATTTCTTGTTTAATACCATAAAGAGATTGGGTATCTAATAAGGAAGCAAGTTTTTGTATCACTGATAATGGTACTATTGCTAATTGACTTGTTGATTGTGGTGTGAAGTCTAATACTTCTTTACCATTTACTTGTACAGTTTTAACTGTTGGTGCTGGTGTTTTCATTTTATGGTTATTTAAGGTTATCTTTAATATCTTTGATAGTATAAATACCTTGATGACTGTTATCCATTGGGATTACTTGTGTATCATCAGGTAATAGATGTGCAATAGGATTAGTAAATCTAATACCATTACTTCTAAAAGCAATAGGGATAAGAATTTCATCTTGATTGTATGGATTTTCTTTTGTATCACCAGAATATTGCATATATTCATTATCTAATATTAGAGCTTTAGGGATTGGTATTCCAAATGTTGTTGACATAATGTGTATGTTAAGGTTATTATTAGGTTATGTAATTATATGTTTTAATTCTAATAATTCTACTATTTTAGCTATAGCTTCTTTAAATGTATAATGTCCACTATCTATACACTCTTTATAGGTTAATCCAATACCTAATACTTCTTCATTTGTGGACATAACTATTACTCTTTTAGTTTTATCTTCATTTTCTATAGCATCCATATAACCTGATTTTATAGTAACATAATTTGTAATAGATTCTGGTGCTAATGTGGCTTTTAACCAATATTTAGTAAAAGGGTTTAAAGTGTCCATAATAATATGATTAAATTGGTTAGTTATAAGATATGTAGGTTTAACTTAATATTACTACTATATCGGGTTGAGGTGCAAAGGTAGGGTTTTTGTTGAGAATGTTAAAGAAAATGGTGTTAAAGGTTGAAAATTAGGCTGGTGGCTGAACGATAAAATAAGATTGATATTGGTAATTGGTTGGAAACGATGTATTTGGAAATAGGCTTATTTTGAGTAATATTGTACCTATATATATAGGTGTAATTAATTCTTGTTGTTTCTAATTAATAAACCTATGATAATCAATAGTAAATATGGTGTAAATGAGTCCATTAGGTATAAGATTAAAGGTTATTGATAAGATAATGGTAAATGAGGGTAGAAAATAATTAGAGGTAATAGGTTGATAATGAGGATGGAAAGTAATGGTAGATTGATAATTAAGGGTAATAGTGAGAATAACTTGGTGGTTAGAGATAAGATAATGAGGAATTGGATTAGGAATTAGATGGGGATTAGTGGGTGTGTGAGGTGTTATTTGGGTATTGTTGGAGTATATGGATATAGGGTTATGTTCTCCTGTAGCTCTATCTCTGTCACTCAATCTACTTCATACTACAATTATTACCTTCAACAACCTATCCACAACTCTCTATTACCTCTACAATCCTCTCCAAATCTACCTTTAATAAATAAACTATTATGAGATATTACATCTCATACTGTTACCAGCAGCTATATAGTTTAAATATAAGTCTTATTCTTATCGCGTGTTTATTAGACTTACTATCCCCACAATTAGGATATCATAACAGCCAAGAGTACTAGTAAATTAACCTTAAAAAACTAGCACTCTATCTGACTGTTACAGCTATGATACCAAGACATCAAATCTTTCATAGCTAATCATTACTACCAAACCTCTTTTAATCCAGTAATAACAATATCTTTTAATCTTTTACCCTATTACTACTAGCTCTCCTAGGTTATATACATTTACATCACTAGTAGTAAGGGCAAAGAGTGGAGAGTTACTTACTCTCTTTAGGTATAAATTGAATATCTTCAGGAGCCTGATAAGTATCACGTTCTGGTATGATATTAGGTGCTGCTTTAGCCATTTTAATAGCATCATCAAGACTAACTCTTTTAGCTATTCTATTATTATTCTCTTTAACTATATCATCAGTTTTTCTTAGTTGTTCTTCTGCTGATTTAGCTTGAATACCAGCGTTTGTAACTAGAGCTTTTCGATGTTTATTTAAATAATTATGTACATGTTCTTTCTTTACTAGTGTATTACTAGCTTTCTCTACATTCTTAACTACTTCATTATACTCTTCTTCATCAATATGGTTAACTAATTGCATAACTTTACGTTTAGTACACCATAATTTATAGTATTTATTAGCTTGTGTAAAAGAAACTATAGTAAAACCAAAGGCTATAATAGAAAGAGATAATAAAAGAATACATTGAATAAGAAAGGTAATACCAAAGTTATAAACTTCTGTAGAACCTATGGTTGTGAAGTCTATGGTTATATATTGGTATGATATAACAGCGTATTTTAGTAATAATACTGTGATGAATAAAGATAATATCCCTATTAATGATAGTTTAATTGTTTTCATTTGTGTATGTATTTGTGTTAGTTGATATTAATGTGAGTTTGATGTGTAATCTGAGTTTAATTAGAGGTAAAAAGTAGTTCCCGTCGCTTGCCTCGAGAGCACCCATTGAGGGCACTCTACGAGAGCAGGCTACGAGAGCTACTAGTTGAGCAGGACTAGCTACCTAATTACTTAGTCGATTTAATAGTTTTTACAGGAGTATCAAATACTTCTTCTTTTTGCTCTTCTTGTTTGTCTTCTTGTTTGTCTTCAACTTTAATGTTGATAACAGCAGGAGCAACAGGAGCACCAATATTAAATAAACCTTGCATAATAAGCAACGGATTAGCCGTAGCCATAAATTCACGTTGCGCTTTCTCCAAATCTGTTAGAGGAAACGTTACAAAGCCTTCGATACGAGAACCTTTCTTTTCAGTGAAAAGAATATCTCCAACTTTGGCTTCTCCACGAGCTACAGCAGAAGATACTTCTGTAGCAACATATTCAGCACCAGCTTCGTAGAACTCAACATCAGCAAATCCAGATTTACCAATCAATCCAATGATAGTTTCACGGAATAGATTATGCATCAATGGGTGAGATTTATCAACACCATTATCATACAATCCCGAAGGGATATTAGATGCTCGTGCTGATTTATGTAAATCAAGCAATGCTTGTTTACAAGTTCTTGCAATTTGTTGCTCTTTACCAGCAACCATAACAGTTAGACCTACGAATGGCTCAATACCTTGTTTCGTAATAATGTCTGCGGCGATAACATTGAATGTTTTCATAATTAAAATATTTAAAGGGTATAGATTACAAGTGGTTAACACGTTACTACGCAACTAAACGAACATCATTATAAGTTTCTACAAACTTAAATTAATAATGTCTTGAATACCTATTTTGGTTTCAAGTTTAATTGCAATAGAAAGTGGACGGGGTGTGTTAATTCCCCGAAATGATGTGGGGGTATCCTCACGGGTGGTGCTATAACCATCTAACTCATATAATTTTTAACCACCATCAATCCCGTCTCCGCTTATAACCTAAAACTCCTCCTCTAAAACCTATACCAATCTATCCCTAAAATCTACTTTTCTCTACCTTTCATCCATCACTACCTATTACTTTTTTTCCAATACTTCCTATACCCCTACTTCCAATACTCCCAATATCACCTAATCTCTCAAAATTTCCCACAGATTTTATATATTTTTTTTTCTATATATTTTTAGGTCTATTTAAGTTCTCTGGTTCTTTATAATTTTTCTATAGTAAGAAAGTTATTAAGTCTTATAGTAAATATGGTAGAAAAATTTATAGTAATAGTAGGTGCTTGTAGGTCTATAGGAAGAGGGTCAAGACTGCCCATAGGAGAGAGTTTATTTGTGTTAGTTAATTTTAACAAAATTTTAACATTTTATATTAGGTAGTTATAGGTCTAATTGATATATTTCAAATATATATATTTATATATAGTATAGTATATATAATAGGTAATAGGTCATAAGACGAATAAACCTTCTCCTATGGGCAAGCACTACTGATATACCGACTATTGCTATTGTACATACTATTACTAATACTACTGTATATACTATTACACTTAAGACCTAGTACGCCCATACCGTGACCCTTTGTCCTCCAACTTCACACACAAAAACAAATGAAAAAATAATAACATTTACTAACATAATTTAATACATAATAACGATGGCAACCGATATTATCCCACAACACCTTCTTACATATAGAGATTTACTTACTACTGCACTTAATTCTCTTACTAATGAAATGTACTCTAACAATATTAAAACTAGTTACAAGTATGATTTCATTAAGGTAGATAAAAAAGACTACCCTTCTATTGTTAATCCTAATAAAGCTCTATACCTATTTAGAGTCTTTGCAATAGATAAATCTAAAAATCCAATTGGGGAAACTCATTACCTCTATAACCAATACTACTCAAAAGATATTCTTGAATCTGTACATACTATAGAAACTAGAGCTATTAAAGAATGGTTTGTTATGGCTTCTAAAGCATTATATAATGTAATGCACGATATGTATATTGATGAAGCTAAAGAACGTCAAGCTATTAAAGACTCTATGGCTGCTGAAGGTATTACACAAGAAAACATTAAAGCTAAAGTTAATCTTGATAATAGTAATATTATTAAACAACAGGAAGCTAAGATAATGCAAATGCTTCCTAAGATTATTACTGAATAACAATGACTATCGATAATACTTTAGCACGGATAATAACAGAAGTTCAAAAGGCTACTGCTGACCGTTTTGGTTTAGATTTAACATTTGACCAAGTACATGAAGTTGTAGAAGTTCAAATGACTTCTACTGTATATGGATTAACTAGAAACATACCTATATATTGGAGAGGTTTCTTGAAGTTTATATGGACTAATAAAAGAGCAAGGAAAGCAGAATTTGACCCTTTATTTAAATCTATACAAGATAAAGCTCATAACCTTACAGATAAAGAAATAGATTACTATACTTATTTAGCCGGTGTTGCTGCTAGTTCTGCTAAACAGGAATTAGAAAGATTAAATAATAATGCTAAAGCTTTAAGTCCTAAAGAGATTAAAGCTGTTCCTAGTAAGGTAGAGAGATTTAGACAGTTTACTTGTTTAATTAAACAACGATAGTTATGGTAAGACATTATGTAGGAGAAGAAGATAATGAGGTTGTTGTATATAAAGCACAGTGTTTATTGATACCTGAATTTAAAGCTTTATTTGATAGAGATAAAGGATGTAAAACAGATCCTAGAAATAGACATAATATAGTAGCTTGTGGAGAACTTAAGTATATATATTACTATAACGATCCACGTAGTGAGTATTTTAATACTCCTATTAATGCCTCTCTTAATACTGTATTAGACCTTAGTGGTTTACCTGAGAAATGGAAAACTGATAAGGTATTTGAAGCAGCTGTTGATAAGTACAAAGTTTTACAAAGGCTTAGTTCTGCTGGTAAAGCTTATTTTTCTGCTGACGCTGCTTTATATGATTTAGGTGAGGATACCAAAGAATTATCTGAGATAGTAAGAGAACTTAAAACAGACATTCGTATAGAGATTCAGAGTAGACAAAGAAAGTCAAAGGAGTACACATTAGAAGAGTTAGAGTTAGTAACTAGACTGATAAATAAATTAGATGGTATTACTAAAACACAAGACCACATTATTAACACTATTAATAAAATGCCAAAACTTATAACTACTATTAAAACTTTGAAAGAGCAGTATGCTCAGGAGGAGAATGAGAATAATATGGTAATAGGTGGTAGAGAATTAGGTAATAGAGAATCTTAGTATTATGACACCATTAATAGATACACAAGCCAAAGAATTAATATTTACTGAACATGACCATAAGTATCGTGATGAGAATAATATTGTATATACTTCTGTTACTACTCTTATAGAGAAATATAAGTCTAAGTTTGATACTGAATTTTGGAGTATGTACACAGCTCTTAAAGATGCTGGATTTAGACTTAAACCTTATCCTGAAGATCAAGCTATCAGATTAGGAAGTGTTAAATACAAGTTATCTGATTTAAAGAAAGAAACATATTATGTACAACTACAAGAACTTACTAAGGCTAAATGGGCACTTAAGACTACAGAGGCTTGTATGCGTGGTAATACTATACATAATGGAATAGAGCTTAATATTAATAAAACAAGAAATGATATAGATGCTAGAGATAACGATTTAATATCTTATGATAATAATCCTTTTAAGTTTGGTAAAAATATAAGTAGTTTAAATGATTTAGACAACTCTCCTATTGCTAAAGACTTTCCTTTTATATATAATAAATTAAAACCTCTTGTAGAAGCGGGGGCTACCGTATTTGCAGAGAAACGTGTATATCTTTCTAAGTATAGATTAGCTGGTACAATAGATTGTCCTATTATAAAAGGTAAATACTTTTGTATTTTAGACTGGAAATCTAATGCTGCTGATATGCATGATACACCTGGTTATTATCAGAAGATTAAAGTGGGTAATGAATGGATTAAATCTGATACTTGGATTATAACAGAAGATAAATTTAACGCTCCTATTAGTCATATACCTGCTTCTAAGTTTCATACATATTGTTTACAATTAAGTATATATGCTTATATTATGGAACAATGGGGATATACTCTTATACCAAGTGGTTTAGCCATCGTCCACTATCCTCTTAACAAAGAGCCTGTGTATATCCCTGTTCCATATTTAAGAAATGAAGTAATAGCCCTTCTTACAGATCATAACAGAAAGCTCTCCTAACCGAGAGCTTTTACTATTAACAATTAATTTAACCATTATGAATAATGCCTTATTTTTAGATATACCTAACATAATCAAAACTAATAGTAAACAAGATTTTCCTATACATAGAGAAGATTGGTATATCCCACAAGCAGTTAAAGATGTTATTAAAAAACATCTTGAATTTAATTACAGAATTATCCTAGTAGGTAATTATCCTGAAGTTTATGTAAATAAACGAGATCACAATCCTATACATAATTTATTAGTTAATATTGGAGAATCTTTAGAAAATGAACTTAAGATGCCTTTTAATAGTATAGCATTTGATTATTGTACTGATACATCTTCTTTTGAATATTTACCTCTTCCCGGTATGTTTTATAATTTAGCTTGTGAACATGAATTACTATTAGGATATTCTTTTATTATTACTAATGTTACTATAGGTAAATTTATACAACAATATTCAGGTATTAAACCTATAATACTATAGATAAATGAGAAAGTCAGACTCAGAGGCTTATGACTTAGTAGCTAGGTTAGAAGCTGTATTACCATCCTTACCTATTAATAATAATGTATATAATACACCGTTTACTTCTGTGCCTTATATAAATCCTGAGAGTGATTTAGAGGGTAATTTAGAGATGTTTGACTTTGAAGATATAGCCTTTGTTAATACTGCTGAAGCATCTAGTGCTGCTGCACATTTTAAGAAGTTTGGTAATTATACTAAATTACACCCTAAATGGGATAGACGTGAATACAATGCATTTTGGGATGAAGAGGAACGTAAGTGTAAAGAGGGGTTAATACTTCCGGGTAAGTTATATAAGAATGATGAAGGTAATTATGAAATACAAAAAGTACATATTACTGGTGAGCATTATGGATACCTAAATTATTCTAAGATACAGGCCTCTTCTGAATTCGATATTAAGAAAGGTGCTTTATATAGTCCTAGTGGGGAATTGCTAACTAAGACTGAAAATGGTATTATAAATAAAACTGCTAACTTTCCTTCCTTTTGGGATGGAGATTATTATTTCTTTAAATCTCTAGAACTTGCTAGAAGAGTAGGTAGGCACGTAGTTGTAGGTAAGGCTAGACGTAAGGGTTACTCTTATAAAAACGGTTGGATAGTAGCTAATATGGCTAACTTATATAGACAAAGTACTTCTGTAGTTGCTGCATATGATGGAGCTTCTTTATTTGAAGATGGTACTATGAATAAGGTTATGTCATTTTTAGATAACTTAAATGATAATACTGATTGGGCTAAAGGTAGGTTACATAATACATTAGATCATATAGAGATTGGTTATAGGCTTAAAGGTAATCCAGCTAAGAAAGGTTTCCTATCTAAAGTTTATACCGCTATATTAGGTAAAGATGGTGGTAAAATTAGGGGTAAAGATGCTATGCTTATACTTATAGAGGAAGCTGGTAAATGTGCTAATCTTACTGATGTACTTGATGCTACATTAAAGTCACTAGAAGATGGTGTATTAATGACTGGTCTTATGGTTGTTTTTGGTACTGGTGGTGGGGATGAATCTGCTTGGTCAGGATTTGAAGATTTATTCTATAATGTTATATCTCGTAAGTTCCTTGCATTTGTAAATAACTGGGATGAGGATTCTAAAGATGAAAACTGTGGATTCTTTCACCCTTGTTTTATGTCTAAACCTGGACTTATAGATCAATATGGTAATAGTAATGTTAAAGGTGCTATTGCTTTTGAGAAAGAAGAGTTGTTACGTTATGGTAATGATGATGGTAAGATAACTGCACACTTAATGGAGGAGCCTCATTCTCCTTCTCAGGCTTTTAGTAGAGCTAAATCTGTTATCTTTAATTCACAATTACTTGATGCTCAATTTAAGAAAACTGTTAAATTAGGTTCTAAGAATACAATTGGACGTGAAGGTATGTTTACTAATACAGGTACTAAAGTTGTATTTAAAGATCGAGCTTTAATGGATGAAGATGAAATCTTAAATGCACCTAGGGCTATTAAGAATTATCCAGTAGCTAAGTCAGATGATGTTAGAGGGTGTTGGGTTATATATGATGAACCTTATCGTGATCCTGCTACAGGTAGAATACCTGAACACTTATATCATGTATGGAATGACCCTTTCGCTATATCTAAAACTAAAGATACATTTAATGTTAGAGACTCTTTAGCTTGTACTATTATATATGAAGCTGCTAATAATATCACAATGTCTAAAGGTGATAAGATAGTTGCTGTATATGTTGGTAGAACTGAAGATACTACTGATTACGACTTGCAAATGTTCTTAGGTGCTACCTATTATAATGGTAAGATTCTCTATGAGAATGACCGAGGTGATGTTTATGCAAATGCCTTGAAATTAGGCTATCTTAGCCTCTTAAAATCTGAAACTACCTTTCAACATCAAAAAGAATTACAAAAGGGTGGAATGGGCAGAAAATACGGTATTTCGATTGCATCGAACCCGCAAAGAAAAGCAACCGGAATCGTGTATTTAAAAAACTGGTTAATAACTCCTAGAGGTAAAGATATACATGGAAATACTATTTTAAATTTGCATTTAATATATGATTTACCTATCTTGAAAGAATTATTGAAATATGATGGATCTAAAAATGCTGATAGAGTATCATGTTTGATAATAGGTATGTTTGATATTAAAGAAGCTCTTTTCCAAGGTAGAGTACCCGAAAGACCACAAGCTAATATTGATAATTATTTTGATAATCCTTTTGATTATAATTTAGATACTGATAACTCAATATATAATGAGCAATCTAATAATGTAGAAGGTGTGAAATTTGACCCTTATTTTAATTAGATAAATACTATATAAGATGCTATTACCAAATCAACTTATTACATCCGCTGAGAAAGCTAAAAGAAACCAAGATACTGGACTTACTAATATAGAAGAAACTATTGTTTATTATATTGATAATTCAGGTTGGAAAAAGGAATATGATGAAATTAATAAATTATATGCCGCTGTAGAAGGTATTATAGATTATAACGATTATAAAGCTATATACGGTTCTACCAATCAAGATAATGGAGCTAATGTAGATTTTATGTATAAAGCTAAATTAGCTAATTACAATTGCCTTATGGGTATTGTTAAATTACTAATTGGAGAGTTTGGTACTAGATCACATGAATATGAAGTTGTTAATTTAAATCCAAATGATGACATAGCTCGTAATGAAGGTTTAACAGTGTTACTTAAAGAATATCATAAAAAGAAAGTTCTTATGGACTTTCAAAAGATAACAGGTTTGATGCCTACAGAGGAAGAGCCTTTACCTGAATTACAAACTCTTGTAGATAACTTTAATACTAAGTTTAATGATGCTACTCTTATAAAAGGTCAAGAGGCTTTAGATTTTATCAGATTCTATTGTGATATTGACCATAAAATTGTAGATGCTTATTATGATTGGATTGTTACAGGTGGAGCATATACTTATAAAGATGTCCTTAATGGAGAGGTTGTATATGAAGTTGTACCTAGAAATGAGTTATTTATTGTGAATATGAAACCTGGTTCTACTTTAGTAGAAGAAGCTGATGCCCATATTAGACGTAGAATAATGACTCCTTATCAAGTACTAGAAATGCTACAAGATGAACTTGAAGAAGATCATATTAAAGCTTTTGAACAAGAGGTTAACAATGGTTATAATGAATATAATCAACAATATGTTAATGTTAATAGAAATGGGGTAATAAACTCTCAATCTAATTATGTTAATTCTACTATACCAATGACCAGTTATACTAATGGATTAGAAGTCTTCCACGTAGTATATACTACATATAAAGATATATATATTTTATCTTATATAGATGAATTTGGTATGTTACAAGAAAAAGAAGTTACTGCTAATTATAAACTACAACCTGAACTTGGTGATATAGATATATCTAAAGAATGGTACACTTGTAAATATCAAGGTTATAAAGTAATGGACTATTTCTTTAAATGTGGAGAAGTTCCATTTGACCGTTCTGATGTTGATTCTAAAGGAAATTTAAAATCTTGTTATAATGGTATTCTTGCTCGTACTAGAGTAGGTGAAATTAACTCTATTGTAAAAGAAGGTTTAGTATATCAACGTACTATTAATGTACTCAAGTTTAGTATAGAGAAATTAATTAATAAAAATAAAGATAAAATACTTGTTATGCCATTTGGATTAGTACCTAGAAATAAAGGTATTAGTACAGCTAAACAGGCTTATCACATGGAGGCTACTTCTGTATTATGGATTGACGAATCTGCCCCTAATGCATCTTATGCCGCTCAATTAATTAAGTCTATTGATATGTCTTTAAATGGTATTATAGCTGAAATTAGTCAATTAGTTATACAAACTAAGAATGAATATTGGGAAGCTATAGGTATGAATGCCCAAAGGTATTCCGATGTGAGTCAATATGCTGGTAAAGCTACTACAGAACAAGCTATTGTACGTAGTGCTATTATTACTTATGAACTTACACGTGCATTTGATAAGATGTTAGAAAAAGATTATCAAGGTTTACTAGATATATCTAAAATAGCTTGGATTGATGGAGTTAAAGAACCTTATATATATAGTGATAGTTCTCGTGGAGTATTTGAAATGAATGTTGATGATGCTAATTACCACGCTAGTTCTAATTATAATGTTTTTGTAAAGGATGCCACTACTAATACTAGGGGTATTGAAGCTATGAGAAGTTTTGCTGGTTCTATGATTCAGAATGGAGCTAGTGCAGCTACTGTTAGTAAAATGTTTACTACTAATAGTACATCTAAAGTAAGTTCTTTACTTGATAAGATGGAGCAAGCTCAACAAGCTATAGAGGAACAAAAAGCTCAGTCTGACCATGAAAGACAAATGCAGTTACAAGAACTTCAAAATGAATTACAAGCTGCTCAAACAGAATTAAAACAATACGAAATTGATAGTAAATTAGAAGGTGTTAAATATACTGCTGATATGCAATATCAAGGTAAATTATTATCAGATACAGAAACCATTGATAGTGACTTGCCCATAGAAGAAGATAATTCGTTTGATGAACAATTAGCAACTAGAGAAGCTAATAGAAAAGATAGAATGGATAATCATACTATTAAAAAAGATAATAAAGAACTTATGCTTAAAGAAAAAGCTTTAAAGCAAAAGAAGGTAACAAGTAACAATTAAATTTAATATATTATGCCAGACGATGTTATAAACAAACCTAATGATAATGTTAGTTCATTAGATGATGTAAGTTTAGAAGGGATTCATAATCCTACAAAAACAAACCCGAATGACACTCTTCCTACGGGCAATACACAACCGACACCCCCAGCTGTACCTACTAATCCTGAACCTAATAAATCAAATGAAGACGATGATACTAATAAACCTAGTGATACGCCTGATTTCAAGATTAAAAGTTTTGAGGATTTAACAAGTATTCTAACATCTAAGACTTCTGATCAATTATCAGATGAAGAAAATAATGAATTATCAGATATAGTTGATGCTTTTGGTGGTACAGGTTTTAATGATAAAGGTGAAATTGTAGATGCTAATAATGCA